GCGAGTCCGCCTTCCCCGAAATCCGCCACCCCGCTGTCTCCGTCCATATCCCAGAAACCATCTCCGACCTTGAGGACTTCTATGCCCTACACATCCGCAGCTGCGCATCGCTGGCTGTTGACATTGAAACAGCTGGCACACAGATCACCTGCATTGGGTTCGCACCTTCAACCGGAGATGCTCTCGTTATTCCAATCTTTGACCGAAGAAGAAAGAACCGAAGCTATTGGCCTGATCAGCGAAGCGAGGGACAAGCTTGGGGCTTTATACGCAAGCTACTCTTGGATAGAGCTATCCCTAAAACCTTCCAAAACGGCCTCTACGACATCGCGTTCCTCTGGCGGTCCTACGGCCTAAAGGTAATGAACGCCGAACACGACACCATGCTTCTCCACCACGCGCTCCAGCCCGAGTCGCTCAAGGGCCTTGGCTACCTCGGTTCGATCTACACCGACCACGGCGCCTGGAAGCAAATGCGCGAGAAGGTTACTACAATTAAGAGGGACGAATGAAAGTCCAGATTTCACCAAGGCTTCATATTCATAGAGGCGCTGAGGTTGAAATTGGAAATGTTTATTCCAATGATCATTCCAGATACTTTCGTATTGTCATCGCCATCGTGACTAGGCGCAATAGTAGAGTGCCTTAGAATAACGTAGTTTGTATTCATATAGATGCTACTGGTGAGATAGTGGGGTCGTCTAATCAGCCAATCAGGTATATGAGTGAACACCAAGACCTTATTGGAAAGGTTAACGAGATGCCAAGCATGAAGATTGAATGGTTTAGAGAGGATGAATGAAGATCATCCACACAGACTTGGTAGGCCCAGACGATTTGTCAGGCCAAGAAAAAGAGTGGGCATATAATGGTCTCGACTGCGTCATCACGCGAGAGGTTTTAGATGTCCTCTATCCTCAACTCGATAATCAAACGTCGGGGACTTATTCCTTCTCCCGCGATCTCCAAGCCCCCATCCTCGAAATGCGCTGCCGTGGCGTTCTCATTGACCAAGCCCGTCGTGCGGAGGTCATCGACGAATACTTCACCAAGCTTGACCAACTCGAAGAGCAGCTTAATCGCATCGTTGGCCACGGCCTTGGACTCTGGCAGTTTAACTGGCGATCGAATAAGGATTTACATCTCCTTTTCTACGATCACCTTGGTCTTCCACCCATCCGACGAGGTGGAAGACCTACGGTCAATCGCGAGGCTCTTGAGAAACTGGAGAGCTATTTCTCTGCGAGATTGATCGTCGCGCATATGCTGGTCATGCGCGATATGAAGAAGAAAATTGAAATGTTAAAGACGGAGATAGACCCCGATGGACGAATGCGAACTTCATACAACATTGCAGGAACTTCAACGGGTCGTCTTAGCTCTAGTCTCTCAGAGTTCGGAACCGGAGGCAACTTTCAGAATATTGAAGAGTCTCTGCGAAGCGTCTTTATCTCCGATCCTGGATATAAGTTTGGCAACTTCGATGGGGCACAAATCCAAAGCCGAGTAGTAGGGGCGGTGGAATGGAACTTATTCGATAACGGTGCCTATCTTGACGCCTGTGAAACGGGCGACTTACACACTATTGTTGCTAAGCTCTGTTGGCCTGACCTTCCTTGGACAGGGAATTTGAAAAAGGATAAGGCAATTGCTGAGCAAATTTTCTACCGCCATTACACTCATCGCTTCATGTGCAAGAAGCTGGGGCACGGTTCAAACTTTGATGGTAAGGCAGGAGAGTTATCCAGCCAAACCAAAATCGATAAAATGCTCGTTGAAGAGTTCCAAGCTAAATACTTCAAGGCCTTCCCAGCCCATACGACATGGAAGGAGTGGACAACGGATGAGTTAAAGGAATTTGGTTTCATCGTAAACTTAACAGGGCGCAAGCGATGGTTCTTTGGCCGCCGCAATGATCCTGAGACTACTAGACAAGCCCTTGCCTACGAAGGCCAGGCATCCGAAGCCCATATAGTCAACTCTGGAATAATAAATATCTGGAAGCATCGAGATGTTATCCTTCTAATGCAAGGGCACGACTCTGTCTTAGTTCAGTACCCCGAAAAGCAAGAAGCCGAAGTCATCCCCAAGGTAAAAGAGCAACTACGTTATCCAATCGAGTTAGAACACGGCCGTCAATTCATTGTCCCTTTCGATTGCAAGACGGGATGGAACTTCGGCAACTGGAGCGAAGGAAACCCTGATGGCCTTAAGGAGTGGGAAGGTTCTGACCAACGGAAGCGCACGCCGCCGGTTGCGATCCTGGATCGAAGCCTTCGTAAGTCACACCGATAATCTCGGATCATCGGAGCTCTTTCGAAGATGGACAGCAATCAGCACGATAGCAGGGGTGCTAGAGCAAAAGGTTTGGCTGACCACAACCGACCAAATCTTCCCAAACCTGTATACAATCTTGGTAGCGCCTCCTGGCATTGGAAAGACGCGTACCATTATGTCGGCCCGGAAATTCTTGGCCGAATTACCCGACTTCTGTATCGCACCTACTTCGATGACGATGGCAAGCCTTGTGGATTTTCTGTCAAGGTCTTCGAAGAAGCATGTTTTGCCGAAGGGGAAAGGGATATTAGACTACCACACCGCGATGATGATAATGGACGAGTGGAGCGCGTTCATGAGCGAATATTCCCATGATATCATTGGAGGGTTGACGACTTTTTACGATGTGACCGTACCGTACCGCGAAACAAGAATAACAAAGTCACGTGACACCACCATCGAACGCCCCCAACTTAACATGCTCGCCGGCTCGACCCCTTCGAACCTGATGAAATTTATGCCAGAGTTCGCGTGGGATCAAGGGTTTACTTCAAGAATTATTCTGGTTTATCCCGATGAACAAAGGCTCACTGATGACTTTGCTGAAATACAGCGCGTTCCTAATCCTGATCTTGTCCACGACCTCACCTCCATCTATGGCATCATTGGGGAATTCACCACCACCAAAGAGTGGGAAGAACTTGTCATGGAATGGCGCCGAGGAGGAGAGGGGACGAAGCCCTCCCACCCGAAACTTGTGCACTATAATAGCCGTCGTAAGGTGCACCTTTACAAGCTATCAATGATTGCGGCGATCGACAAGGGCGATGAACTCGTCCTGACCCCCGATTGCTTCACCACCGCCTTGGCGTGGCTCGAAGAGGCGGAAATCAACATGCCCCTCCTCTTCTCTGCTGGCTCGACCACCCTCGACGGGCGGGCGATGGAAGAGATAGTCGATTTCATCCGCCGAGCGGGGAAGCCGGTGCCTCAATACCGCGTGATCCACTTCGCCTGTGGGTTGGTTCCCAACCACTCCGTGATTAGGGTTTTGCAATTGATGGAACTCTCCGGCCAGATCGAAGAGGCTGGCGAAGCGAATGGTCAAAAGCTGTACGCTATCAGCGGCTAGCGCAGCAAATGCTCCACCGACCCAAAGATCAACGACGCCAGATAGAACGCAATCGCCAACCAACCGAAATGCCACCGGCCATAAACCGGCCCTGGCACGAAGCTGGCGATACAGGCGAACACAAACGCGAAGACGAGTAGGACTGTTCCTAACATTTACTTCTTCTCCTCTGTTACCGATTTCGCTCCTGCCTCAAACAATGCCTTATCCCTGGCCGCCTGCGCTAAGCCCTCTGTGACCCCCGCCGCGTGAGAGGCCTCGCCAGTAGCTTTAACCAGCGCATCTTTCATTGAGTTCGTTGCCTTCTCAATTACCGCAACATCAGCACGCGTCGCTATTACATTTTGATGCGTTCGATATGCTAAGAACGCGGTTATTAAATTGAATAATGCTATCAATCCTAAAATCACACCGTTGATGTCGATGTTTGCGACCATCCTTATCCCCCGTTTGTTAAAAAGTCCGGCGCATTTGCGCGCCGTAGTTGCCCTGGCTTGGCGTCAACTCCGGCCAGGGAGGGAGGTTTAATACTTAAAGCTTACCCCAACCTTAAGCCGCTGCCCAAGCTTCGGGCACATGCCGGCCCCGATGCACTGGGCGTTGCTCTGGAGTTCGTAGCCGGCGTAGGTGTCGGCTACGATCGGGGTGCCATTGGCGAGCTTAACCGGGATCAACAACCCAGTACCGATCTCAGGCGAGATGAGCCAGCTACGGCCGGAGTGGAGGCCGAACTGGCTGGAGATATCATCTTCGTTCACCGCCCCGTAGACGTAGTTGACCGGAGTTCCCGCAGTTGCACCGGGCGGGAGTAGCGGCCCGATCGGCTGCGTGGTCAAGGTGTTAAGGCTGGTGAAACCAAGGTTTGGCAGGAGTTGCAAGAGCGGGGTTTGGAAACCCGCTCGTTGTTCGATATGCGCCGGGCCTGAGAGTGAGAACCCCGCGTTCCCCGCGTTGAGGTTTTGGAAGTCAACAATATTCTCCGCGAAGAACGGGAAGCTCCCAATCGGACAGGCGTAGCCGACGAGGATACCAATATCCCCGCCGACGAGAGTGGTTCCAGGAGGTGCATTTGGCACCACCCCCGCTCCACCTTCGGCGTTGATGCCGTAGTAAAGCCCGCACTTGACAGTCGGGTAAGGGCCCGAGACTGCCTTTAACGGTAAGTCCGCTGCCATGGCCATCCCCGACCATGCCAACATAGTTGAAGCAAGAAGTAACTTCTTCATCTTAAGTCCCCTGTGCTGTTAGCATTTTCGCTACCACCTCCACCGTAGCGATGGCGTCTTTGACCTCAGGGTCCTTTTCAATCGCCTCGATGAGAGAGATCGCTTGAGGAGTCCTGGGGTCATTCATGTATTTCTTGATAACTGCAACGGCCGCTTCGATATGCGGGAGTTCCGGTTCGAGCTTCATCATGTCGAAGAAGTTCATGGCTTTGCCACTACCTTGTCAGAGGGTGCCGCATCAGCAATCGGCTTGGTAGCGATGATTTGCTTCACATCAGGCAACGACGCCGCAGCGTCGATCCGATTTTGAGTAGTCATACCGTAACCGCTTAGGATAGTGGTAAAGCCGGTACCAAGGAAGGCGATAAAGCCGGCGTATGCTAAGGCCGCTGGTATCCACCCATCTGGGATCATATGCGTGAGATGCACAGTCCCTTGACTGATACCGACGCAGACAAAGACCACCAGCTGAATGATAAATCTCGTTTTAGGGCTAAAGCTCACGTCGTTGCTCCTTGTGTTGGGATCATTGTCAGGGCGGCCGCCCCAATCCGTTGCGTACGCGCTGTCCAGTCCTTACCAAAGAACTTAAACCCAGCAAGGGCTTGGTAATAAGCGAGCCGATAAGAGGTGAAAGACTTGTTAACTGCGGCCATGTTTTCAGGCTTAAGACCTTGTACAGCATTCATCGTGAGCGGGCCCCAAGCTCCATCTGAGGTAATGATTAACGCTCGCTGGAGAATTCGAGTAGCGGCCACAGGACCGGCATTAACAGCCTCATCAAAGAACTGTAAGTCAAGCCCTGGAGGGAGAGTTGGACAATGAGGAAGCCAGTAGCCGTTGTAGTAAATGTCATGGCCTTCATCTTTCGTGAGAAGCTTCACCGACTGGATCGGTTCCCCCTGCCGTTGCCGATAGCGGTTGTATTCAC